TCTGCTCCACGTTTCTTTAAATTTAAAGCTACATTTTCCAGATCAAGCACAGTTACTGTGGTAACGCTTAGAGTTCCATCTGGTTTTTTGACTGTAAACGTGTATGTTCCCATTAAACACCTCCATTCTTGAAAAACATAATCATACTGGAAAAGGCAGGTGGCGCGACTAATGTGAAAAAGCTCCCAAGAATGAACCAAAGAACATTCCATAACCAAGGTGGTATGCTGGTATCTACTTCTTTATTTGAAGTAAGATAATTATTGCTCCGCATTTCAGATGATAGTCTAACACTTTCATCTTCAACAAAGGCATCGTTCATGGAGTTTCTATTTGTGGCTAATGCTAATTTCATATCCGCCACTTTCTGTTCGGTGCTCCTATCATCCGAAAATACTTGTTCTTCTTTATCCATAATTAAATGCCTCCTTTTAGAGTGAAGTAGTATGCGATGTGTGTAAATACCATACCTGCAACTATTGACCCTCCAACTAAAAGAACGGTTTCCCAAATAGTATAACACATTTTAAGCGATTTTTCTGCCATAACTATTCCTCCTTATTGATAGTATCGGTATAGAACTGGGGATCTTCACTATCAACACATCCCTGCGCTATACCACATTCAAGGCATATATCGAGTTCGATATAGTCTCCGCCGCCAATTTTTGATTCGTTGGGAACATAACCATTGTACTCAACACTCTTAAATACAAGAGAGCACATATCATTACACTTTGCTGATATTTGCAAAATTCTGTCACTATTACAATTTTCACATTCCATATATTTACCTCCTATTTTAAAGTTAAAATAAGTTTAATTCTTTCACTAATTAATATATATAGTAGTACCATTTTAAACGACTTCTTTTTAGAATAAAAACATAGTTAGATTCTGGCAACTAATTGATATATAAAAAAAGAACAAATATAATGAAATCCCTACATGATAAAACCAACAGACTTTAAGCAAATTTGAGGGTTTAGTCTGTACCCTGTAAAGGAGATAATATCATGACATATCAAGACTATTTCGTAGTAGAAGTAAAAGTGAACGGCAAGATCATGAGGATTCGTGACGGAGCTGTATACTTACCTTTCGGGAGTGAATACTCTATTCTATTAAAAAATCTAAATACAAGAAAAGCTGCTGTAAGTGTTTCCGTTGATGGTGAAAGTGCATTGGGATATAGCAGACTCATTCTTGAACCAAATGAGACGACCGAACTTCAAGGAGTTTTATCTGGGAATGTTGTAAACAATCGTTTTAGGTTTATTCATAAAACTAAACAAATACAAGAGTATAGAGGCGATAAAGTAGATGACGGAATGATTAGAGTTGAGTTTGCTTATGAGAAACCCAAACCAGAACCTTGGATTAAAAAGACTATTAAAGAGGTTCATGAAATTCATCATTACCATTCTCCACATTTTACTTATTATGATAGCGGTAATGCTTGGGATAATTCCCAACCTGTTTCTATTTATAATAGTTCAGGTGGAGAACAACAAGACTTTTCAATTCAAAATTGTGCAAGTAAGAGTTTGAGTTCTCCTAGTTCTTCATCTTCAACAATGAGATCCGCAGAAAAAAGTAATGTTACAATGGACTCATTAGAGATTGCCGACGTTCCTTTGGCAGATGAAGGTATTACTGTTAAAGGATCTGAATGTAACCAACAATTTAGATATGGACATATTGGTGAGCTTGGAGACCCTGAGGTTATCATTATTCAATTAAAAGGAGAAACACAAACAGGAGGTCAAGTGAGTCAACCAGTAACTGTTCAAACAAAACTAACTTGCGAAACTTGTGGAACAAAATCTAAATCATCAATGAAGTTTTGTGGTAATTGTGGTACATTTTTAGAGTAACAAAAAAAAGTAGGGATTCATAGGTTATGGTCTTAAGTGAGGTGTGGACAAAATGTAGCTCCACACCCCACCATAACCTTTTACCTTTTTGTAAGATAAGGGATTTTACATAACAATTTATGCAACGCATGAAACCACCCATCTCTGCCTCTTTCATCTCTTCTTCTAATTCTCCAAACTATCTCATCAGTGTGAATTCTCAATCCAATAAGTACTTGTCCTTCTCCGCCATCTAGTTCAAAAACTTTTATATTTTTATAACTATTGGCACTTTTTATTGCTTTATAAAAGTCATCAAACTCAGATAATAACTTGCGATCATTATTCACAACTTTGTATAGTTTGCGAATTGTCATTTGTATGACCCCCTTTTGTTTTATCCTCCTAAAGTTAAAACTAAAGAATATCTGCTTAGTTATTTATATATATAGTTTTCCGTTCTAAACCTTATAAGTATTTAGAACAAAATATAAAGTGTAGTTCGTTACCGCCATCTATAAAAAAGGGATAAATAATCATGGGAAAAAAAGATAATAAAATCAAAACTACTGAGATTGTATCTCGGGAATTTTATGGAGATAACTGCTTAACTGATTCTGTTCAACAACCTGAAGATGGAGCAGTTAGAAGACCAAAAGGAACTGTAGAAATTTATGAAGTAGGAGACGATGGTAAGAAAAAGTTAGTTAGAAAAAGTAATCTAGTTGTTTACCGCGGAAGGGAGATGCTCGCACAAAGATTAGTGGATGTTGATAATAGTGGTGAGAGTTATTCATATACAAGACCAACAAAAGATGAATTTGTGACTTGGTTTGGATTGGGAGATGGTGGTGTTACTCCAGCAGATCCGTTTGATCCAATTCCACCAACTCTAACAGATGAAAATTTATCAGCTAGAATAATGATAAATGCTTCAGATTCTTCATCTGCAGATTATCATGTTGTTTCCCCTGGTTATCCAGAAGAAGGATATTATAAACATCCATTTGATAGTGTTAATTTTGAAAGAGATATACTTAATGATTCTAAATGGCTTGTAGTAAAAATAACTACAACAATAGGTACAGATGATGCTAATGGAAAACAAATAAGTGAAGCTGGTCTATTTTCTGCTGAATCTAGGGCAGGTGGGTATGGAGGAAACTTCAGTTTGTTTTCAAGAGTTACATTTCCGTCTATGGTTAAAACCGCAGATAGGAGACTTATTTTTGTGTGGTATTTATACTTATAAAAGGAAATGTGTTTAATATAAAAATTCAGTTTTTTAGACCTGGAGAGAAAGGAAAAGTAATATTAGAATAAAAAATTATCTATAGAAATTTAATAGCGGAGGAAAAATAAAATGCCAAATATATCTCCGGGCGTATTTACAAAAATTATAGACTTGTCAACTTTTGTTCAAGTCGTACCTTCCACAATCGGTTTCTTATGTGGTTTTGCTAATAAAGGTAGAGATAATGAGCTAACATTTATTGGTGGCAGATCAGAATTTATCTCAGAATTTGGTGAACCAGATATTACTGATTATGGAAAAAATTATGGGCAAGGTCCGTATATTGCCTACAATCATCTTGGAGAATCTGGATCTTTATTTTGGATTAGATGTTTACCAGATGATGCACAATATGCTAATTTACGAATTGATTCTCAGCTAGCAACTGTAGATACTACTGCGTCTATTTCACTTACTTACGTAGATAGTGTTAATAGTCAAGCTGAAATTAATACTAATTTAGAAACATCGGGTGACACAAAACCAATCGGGATGCTTTATCCAATTGGAAGAGGTGATTATTACAATGCAATAGGAGTTAGATTTACAGAGTTTTCAAATCCAACAGTGTCTGGAGTATATGTAATGGATATATATGAAAGACAATCTGATGGAGATGATGTTATCGTAGAATCATTTGAAGTTTCATTTGATCCTAATGCTGTTGATAATGCTGGAGATTCTGCTTTTATTACTTATGTATTAGAAACATATTCAGCATATTTAAGAGCAGAAATGGAATTAGCTTCTGGTGCATATACAGATGGATATGAACTAGCAATTAGAAGCTTTGATAAAACTATCGGTACTGTTTCTGCAGTTACCACAGTTGGTTCTGCTACAATAACAGATAATAAACAGGACTTTTCTGATTGGGAAAACTCAACAGAAACAGGAAATGGAAATTATGTTGTTATTGCAAAAGATGCTAAAGGTAATGAAATATGGGGTTGGTTAGGAGCATCATCTGGAGATGATAGTGAAACTGTTAATGTATTTCAAGAAAGAAACTTAACAGGTGGAACCAGAGGTTGGAATGGTTCTGTATCATCATTTGATACTGGTTCAACTATCACATATTTTATAAAACAATCATATATAAGCATTGCAGACGCCTTTACTTCATCTGAACCAGTTCCACTAAGAAAAGGATCAGAAGGAGCTTTAAGAGACGCTGTTGGCGATCTTGTTACATCAGAAGCAGAAACATTGTTAGAACAAGGTTACTCTGGACTATTAACAAATCCAAAAACAAGTGCTGTTGAAGATAGTATTTTAGATACTGAAAATATTTACTTTACTCTTGTTTATGATTGTGGTTATCCAGCTGACGTAAAAACTGCAATTAGTACTTTGTGTCAAACAAGAAGAGACTGTGTTGGTATTCTTGATAATGGTGATAACTCAACAGTTAGTAATGCATTATCTACAAGATCAAACACCAATACATTTAATAATTACTATGTTTCATTATATGAACCATTTAATAAGGTATCTGATCCATTCACAGGACAAGATGTTTGGTTTTCACCAATTTATCATATGTCTTACTTATTACCAAGAAATGATAATGTTGCCGAATTATGGTATGCTGCAGCAGGATTCCAGAGAGGAGCAATTGATTCAATTAAAGAACTAAGATATAATCCACGTCTTGGTCAAAGAGACCAGATGTACTTGAGACAGTTAAATCCAATTGTGAAGTTTGCAGCTGGTTATGTTGTTTGGGGTCAATTAACATCACAAGCAAAACCAAGCGCACTACAAGACTTAAACATTGTTCGACTTGTTCTGTATTGCAAGAGAGCAATTGAACAGTTCTGTAGATTCTTCATTTTTGAACAAAATGATCCAATTACCTGGGGTCAAGTATCTGGAGCAATCGTACAATTCCTTGAAGTAATTAAGAATAAGAGAGGTTTGGATGATTATTCAGTTGAGGTTGGTGCTACAGATTATGAAAGAAAAACAAAAACCTTTCATGTTAATGTTACACTAGAACCAACTAGAGTTGTCGAGAAGATTGAACTAAACTTCTTTATCAAATAATGTTACCAAAAAAAAGAGTCGCTCAAGTTTATTCTTGGGCGACTCTTTTCCGTTAACTTAACCAATCCTTACCCATTGTTATAAATAAATACCAAGTATAAAAATATCCAACTATACACGGTATTCCTATAAGGATTCCAAATGCTCTTGCAAGAAATGTTTCTTCTCTACCACTATATGCTTCTTTTTTAAAAATAAGACAATACACACCTGCTATAACTATAACCCCAGCTACAGCCCATAATATAGCTGACCAAATGGCAAAAAATTCAAGCATATTAAAATCCTGCCGGACAGCAATTCTTTTGTTTTTTCAAAATAGATCTGAATTTTTTAAATTTCATTGATCTATTCCAAATATAATCAATTGTAAATTTATCATCAATCTTTATTCCATAATCTTCTTCGTTTGCAAAACTACAAGGCATCATTACCATATTCGGACTTATATAAACAGACATTCTTGATCCTTCACAGGTATCAATACTCATCATTTGTCGTTTATCCAATTTCCGATATGTCATTACCCAGTTAACTAAACAACTATCCATTCCAATTTTATATGAAGATTGTGGATTTAAAACTAAGTCTGAAAATGTTTTTAGTTGATAGTCAGTGGGCATATATGAATATTTGCTTTTTCCTCTTCCTTGTGGTTTAAATAGAAGAAAAATAACTGCATTTAGTCTATCAATATCTACTAAACTTTCTGGTTTGTTTGTAACTGACCATGGATTATAACCATAGATTATTTTTATAATTTTATAATAAGTCTGTTCAGTAAATATCATATGAATATTAGTTTTTATTCCTGCGTCCATAAATCTTTTTATTGCAGAGTATGTATAATCTTTTTCATAATCTGATACAGCTACAGCTCCACATAATTTAGAAATTTTAATTTGTTTATCTGTTAAACCAATTCCGCTAGTAGTGTAGTTTGGAACTACATTATTATTTCTAGCGTATTCAACAATTTCTTTAAATTGGGGGTGTAGATTTGGGTCCCCTCTTCCCCCTAAAGCAACCTGATTTGTATGATGTTTAACATCATCAATAATTTTCTTAAAATTTTCAACAGTCATGTGCGGTTCATTTTTATCCCCTTGATAACAAAACTCACATCCATTTGGACAAGATCCCATAATTCCAATATCACACAACAATGGCAGTTTAGTTGAAAATGGATCTGGTTTTCCGTTAGTTCCTCTTAGAACTTCAACCCCTGTTTGTGTATTGAAAAAAACCTCATAATCTTTATCAACTATAAATTTATCAAAATCTGATTTTATTATGGTATAAGTTTCTTTATCAAGCAGTACCTTCGTCTGCTTTTTCACTATCTTTTTCCTCGCCTTCTTCCTCGTTTAATGCATCTTCACAAATTCCTAAATGATATGCCGTTCTTTGCCCAAAAAATGCAATAACTCCAAGAGCAACAATAAACTTTGGAGTAAACAAACCAATTAATAATGCAACACCGGTTGCTGCTGGTTTTGCAGTTTTTGGAAGTTCATCCCATTTTTCATTTACCTTATTCAATACTTCACAAGTCTTTTGAATTAAATCCATACACTTTTCTCCTTTAATCAATTGATTTGAACACTGGTTGATTTGTTTTTGGTTGAGATGGTATTTCTAATGTTTCTAATTGTTTTGATTTTTTATTTGAAGGTTCAGATATTAATTTTTCATTTTTATCATCTTTTGGTTTTCCTTCAAAAACTGAAACATCTATTGGGTTCGCTATTGATTCCTCCTTTTCTTCATCTGTTGTCATTTCATTAATCCGTTCTTTTGCTTCTGAAATCGTTTTTCGAGAATAGTCTTTCATATCTTCGCTAGATTCCTCATCTTCTAATATAGATTTTGCTTTATCTATTAGATCTTGAGCCATTTTTTTAGCTGCGTCTACCGAACCTGGCACTTGCTCTACAATTTCCTTGCCTTTTATTTTTACTGTATCTAATTTATCTTCGTCGTCTTCATCGAAGAACATATTGTAGGCAATAACTAAAATTATAATAGTTCCGATACTTGGTAATTTAATTCTCATGAACCTCCTTTCGTTAAAAAAAATAAAACTATTTCTTTATCTTATTAGTTATTAATATATATAGTTGCTTGTTTTAAAAAATGACCAACCTGGTCTAATTCCAAGAACAAAATATAAATCTTAGTGCTACCTTTACACTGGAACAAATAAATGAATATAGAACAATACCTAAAAAAGATACAAGCGGATGAGTCTATGTTTGCAATAGATTCGTTCCCGTCTACGAAAAAGAAAAAAAGAAAGAATGTTTATCGTCAAGTATTTCCAGAGAGTTACTTGCTTGTTATAGAGCAAAAAAGAGCAATGATTGATTTCGATAAAACAATCAGTCAATATTCAAAAGGTTACCAAAATGGTCCAATTAATGAGAAACCATTTGAAGCTGCTAAAAAAGCTATTGATTGGTTAAAGAAAAAAGGTTTTGAAATAGTTATATTTACTACAAGAGCTTCAATAGAAAACGCAGAAGAAATGGGTGGTGATCACAAAAAAGAAATTGCGAATGTTGAGACCTGGCTAAAAGATAATGATATTTATTTTGATAGAATTACAGGAGAAAAGTTAGGAGCTGATTTTTATATTGATGATAAAGCAATTACTATAAAAGATGGTAATTGGAACTCGGTTTTGAAGGTAATTAAGAATAGGATGAAATTTTCAGATGATTAATTTTTTTCGGAGGATAATATAATGTCAATTAAAAATTCATTTGCCAATGTACCTGAGAACAGACTGACTAGGAACTTTGGTGGAACTGTCACTGGTGTTGCAGACCCATATTTAACAGGATATCATTTCATATATTTTGCTAATCTTCCTGGTGCTATCACAGAGTATTTACCATCAGATAATAAACTAGCAACTAATGATATTACGAACTTGTTAGCAGGTGCCTGTCTATCAGTTACACCTCCAGGTGGAACTTTAAATAAAGTTGAGTTCACTGGACTTGGTGGTATTAAGTGGTCAGTTCCTGGAAATGTTGATTATGGTAATTCAGTTTCTGTAAAATTCTTAGAATTTAATGGTGTCCCAATTTTAAATATTATGCATGGGTGGATCAAGATGATAAGAGATTATAGAACTGGTGTATCAAATCTACCAGAAGATGAGTCATTATCTGCTTATTCAAAAAGAACATATTCTTCAATTATGTATTACTGGACAACAGCTCCAGATGCAAAAACTGTTGAATATTACGCAGCATATGATGGTGTATTTCCAACTAAAGATCCACAAGACTTATTTACAAGTGATGTTGAAACAGTTGGTAGATTAGATGTAGAAATTGAGTTTAATGTCGACTATATGTGGCATGAAGACTGGGTAAAGAGTAAGTGTGTAGACTTAGCAGAACAAGTATATGCAATCAAAGAGGGTGTTATTGAGCAGTACGGAAATAAAATTTCTTCTGCTACATAATCAAATAAGTTACCAGAGGAGAATAAAAATGAATGTGGTTCATTTAAAGGAATTTGCCTTTGACTATATCTCTCTAGAAGATAAGTTATCAAAAAGCGATAAAATTATGTTAGGCCAATATGTTTATGAAGCAGACCAATATCAAGTTATGCATCTTCTAACTTTTGGAACTATAGTACCTCCAATGACAGAACAGATGAATAAAGATGTAGAAACTGTCTTTTCTTGTATGCTAGAATTATATTTATTAAATGAAAGACCAATTGGAGCTGATCCTAATGTTAAATATACTGTTCTTTCCACTGCTGATAAAGAAGCATTAGTTAAAATGGGTAAAGCAGGAGCTGAAAAAGTAGCTAAAGTTATTGATAAAAAAGGTATTACAGCTTTGAAGAGACTGGCAGCTTCGTGGGCAAATACAAAATTCCCGGCATTTAAATCCTGGAAAATAGGTAATATTCAGATAGATATTGGAAAATATTTAGATCCACAATGGGCGACACAATACCATAAAGCTAACATTGCTTTACATGCTGGCGCTGCTGTTGCTGCAACTGCTGCAGCTGGTTTAATATTTTTGGTTGCTAAAAAAGCATATAAAAAATATCTTTCAAAAGCTGTAAGATCTTGTAGAAAATATAAAGGCATTGATAGAAATGAGTGTGTAAGAAAATTTTACTTAGATGCTATTAAGAAAGATATTGAAGTTATGGAAAAGAATAAACAAGCTTGCAATACAACAAGAAGACCTGGTAAGTGTATTGAAAAAGTAGATAAGAGAATTAGAAAACAAAAAACTAAATTACAAAAAGTATTAACAATGAAAAAAGCAAAAAAAATTTAAAAATAAAAGTGAATTGAAAGGAGATAGACATTATGTTTAAAGGATTTGATATAAAGTATCCGGAATACGAGGTCATTACACCGCATACCAAATTGTCTTATTCTGTTCGTTCTTTAAGTGTTCAAGAAGAAGAGCAGTTAAAAGGTAGTTTGCTTACACCTTCCAAAATAAATGAGCATCTTAACAAATGCTTGTTTAGCGCAATTGTAGTAAAACCAGAAGGAGTACCAACATATGATGCATGGTTAAAAGCAACTACACTAAAAGATAGGGATGCAATTCTATATGGTCTATATCATATAACTTATGAAGATATAAGAAATTACGATGTTGGGTGTGGAACTTGTGGGAAAGAATACCCAGTTACTGTAAAAGCATCTTCAACATTCAATTACAATGAGTATCCAGCAGATGATATTTTAAAGAAAAGAGTTAATATAGAATTACCAATATCTGCTGGAGTAACAGCTGTTATAAAACAACCAACTTTGTATGATGAAATGATTTCTTTAAGAACATTAGCAATTTCAGCTAAGTCAAATTTAGATATTATTACAGAAACGCTAGTTGTTGACAAATTTATCCAACTTGATAAAGAAGGAAAAACAGTTGAATATGTTGTAAGAGAAGATATTTATGACGCTTATTTGAGTTTACCATCTAAAGACAAAAGAGAAATATATAAGCATTATAGAGAGGAATTTGGCCAATACGGCATTGCACTCAGAATGAAAAGTCATTGTGTTCACTGTGGTGCTGAGGAGGAGATTACACTGGACTTAGTCCAGAACTTTTTTCGCATGGTCCACACGGTCTGATAGTATAGATGATTATCGTTCTAATCTTAAGCAAAACATATTTACTTGTATGGAGATGAGTAAACAATCTTATCCTGATACTGTGAGTATGCCAGTAAAAAGATTATATGATTATTTAAAATGGAAAACAGAGTTAGAAGATGAGAAACAAAAGTTAATTGAGGAGGTCACTAAACAATAATGGCAAACTTGCTTGACAGATTTAAAACACAAGTTAAAGGATCAACAAAGAAAATTTATGATTACCTCCCTAAAATATCTCAAACTGGAGATTGGTCAAGAATAGGAGGACTAGATGTAATTATAAATTCCTGGAATAATATTCTTATTACTCCAAAAAGAACTTATATAAATGATCCTGCTTATGGAAGCGACCTTTATAAATTAGTATTTGACCCAGCTGATGGGATTACAGCAGATAGAGTGAGAGATGAGATAGAAATTAGTTTAGGAACATATGATGATAGAGCAGAAATTAAAAGAATTGAAGTTTTTCTATTAACAGGTAGAAAAGGGTTTAGTGTTGATATTGACGTTTTGTATGAAGGAGAAAAAGGATTATTAACTCTAACCTTTGATGACAATACATTTAATGAAATTTTAGAGAGTACATAATATGAGCACACAAAAATTTCAAAGGATATATGATTATATCCACGAGTATCAAAGTTTAATCTATGACTTTTATAGTAAAGATGTAGTTGCTTTCCTTACGACTTACTATCATATTGATACACAAGATACTGTTTGGGAGGATGAAAATTTATTTGGGGGTGCTTACGAAAAGGTTGGCAGCTTATCAGGAATTAAATGGAATAAAATATTGTTACTCCCAGTATATTATATTGAAGAAATTAATACTATGTTTGATGCTCAAGATATAGGTTATATTAAAGAGGGTGAAACTCATTTTGTTATTCCTAGCACATATGGGTTTACTCCTTTACCAAATGATAAAATAAAATTAGAGCAGGCATATCTAAGGATAACAAACGATACATATCCAGTATACTCAGTAACTGGTGTTGAAAAGTCTGTAAATGCTGATAGACTTTTTTGGAAATTAAAAATTGAGGTTGAACAAAGTGTTACTACTACACAACTAGATCAACAATTGGCAGACACTTATACATTTTTTGAATACGATAAATATATTCATTCTGTACCAAATGCTCAATTTTTAACAAGATTGCTATCAAAAAATGAAACTTTAAGAGATAGACTTTCGTCATCCCTATATGATGGAAATAGCGGTTACTATTTTATTAACAACTAATGGAGATAAACAATGGCTAATAATCCGCCGTCTTATGACGTGTTCAGGTCAAGAGATAATATAAGAAATGAGATAATTGAACTTTATAAAAGTTATATGGAACTAGAGAATACAGATTTAACGAAGTCAGCTTTTAGTACATTCATAGTCGAAATCCTTTCTACAATAACTACGAACGTTCTGTTTTATCAAATGTCAGCATATAGAGAATTTTTCTTAACAAAAGCACAACTTCCTGAATCAATATATGCATTATCTTCTTTCTTAGGTTATAATCCATCAGAAGCTACAGCAGCAAACGTGGGAGCTTTAATCACCATGCCTTTTGGATTTGAAGATGCAGTTACAGAATTTGCAATACCGCAAGCTTTCAAATTTTTTGCTAGTACTCAATCAGGATCAGTCACCTTCACAACATATTATCTAACAACAATAACAGTTACAAATAATACTTCTGTAAATGTTGTTATTCAAGATGGAAACATCACATATAATTTACCTGTAAGTATTGATACTGGTAATAATGTATTTGCATTTGTGTTGCCTTTATCTCAATCAACTAATAATTTAGATACAGAAAGTGGCGATCCAGAACAATTTCTAATTGCAGATGATTTACAACAATACCAATTCAGTTCAATAGACGTTCCATTCAGCGGACAATATTCTTCGCAAGTAGTTGAAGTACAAGCACCTGGAGCTGTTTCAAGAGAAACATGGACTGAAATTTCAAGTTTATTTCTAATGGATGAAACAACAAAAGGTTATACCGTTAGACGATCTACAGATGGAATAACAATAGGGTTTGGAAATGGTTTGATTGGAGTTCAACCCGAAGCTGGTAGTACTATATATGTAACATTAGTCCTTACTGATGGAGCAGATGGGAATATTATTGCAGGCACTTTAAATTCAGGTCAAAGAATTTATAACACTACATTAGCAGGAAGAACAGAGATTGTTCAATATGAAGTAACAAACACTACTGCAGGTACTGGCGGTTCAGATGAAGAATCTTTAGAAGAAACAAGAAGAAATGCAATTGTTAATATAAGCGCACTAGAAAGAACTGTCTCAGAAAATGATTATGTAAATGTGGATGCTATTATAGATGATTCTCCAATTGCTCAAAACTCTCTCCCTGTATTAAAAAGATCTGATTTAAAAATAAATGAAATAGTATTATTTTCATCATTGTTATTTGGAGACGATATTGTTCCAACTAGAAATATTAGATATGAAATTTCTCCAACTACATTTGTACCAAGAAACACTGTTATTAATGACGACGGTATTGATTTTTATACCATGTACGATATGTATATTGATGTTATAAATTCAGTTGCAAATTATGTTTATATTTTATTTGAAGTTGTACAAATCCCCACTTTAGTTACTAGTTTTGGTTCTACATATGATCTTGTAGCGGATAATTTTGTAGCAAGTACATCTGGAACTACTGCAGATTTTAATCTGTCTTATGTTAGTGGAGAATCTGATGCTGACTTAACTTCATGCGAAATGGAAATATTAGAAACTGGTGCAACATATGCTATGACAACTGATACAACCAGCGGAGAATATACGCTTAATTTTCTGGATAATACTCTTTTACCTAGTGGAGAGAATACATATTATTTTACTATTTCACATTCTACTGAGGGGTTGGTTGCTCAATATTCTGTAACATTTATATACAGACAAGAGTTAGATGATTTTGCAACATCTAATGTTAAAGCTGATAGTACAGCTTATGTCATTTATGACGTTCCTACCGTTCGTAAGTCTTATTATGATGCAGTTAATCAAAGAGAATTTGAAACACAACTTATGCAACCACTGTTATCTTCTTTAACATTTAAAGACTATCGAATGCTAACAGATTTTGTTAACTTTAAATTTTCAAATACAACCGGTTTTCTAAATAATATGCAACTAAATGATGTTCAATTACTTGCAGTTATAAGTATTAGATCAATACCTCCGGTAAGCGGTACTGTAGGTGATAGATATATTGTGTCTAACGGTGTTGGGTTATGGCAAGGGTATGATGATTATATTACCACTCTTTCAGACTCCACAGCTGGCACATGGGTGTTCTCACTACCAAAAACAGAACAGATGGTATACGTAACCAACGAAGAAAAGAAATACATCTATTGCGAGTCTGGGTGGGTTCTGCCTGAATATGAAATACCATTAGAGATAGAGATAGATGTTTTTAAGAGCGATACCTATACAGGATCTACTGGGGATTTAACCTTAGAAGTTAGAGAAGCTATAATGACCGCATTTACTAGCAGGTTTGGTATTAATGTTAATATATACAGATCAGAAATAATTGACGTTGTTCAAGATGTTGAAGGCGTTGAGCATTGTAGATTGATAAAACCAGAATCAAGCATATTTTTCAACTTTGATATTAATGAGTTTACACAAGAAGAATTACTTTCATATGGTCCTGAGTATGTATTTTGGACTACAGATCAAATAACAGTTAGGATATTCTAATTATGGAGATACTATTAAGCAAAGCAAAAGTTAATTTGAAGGATTTACAGAGAGAACTTGAAAAGCTTGCTGCTTATGAAATAACTCAGTTATCAGAACCATGTTATTATCCAAAGACTAAAAAGTTTTATTTTATATTACTCAATAGTTTAAAACTAAAAGATAATGATGTTAAAGAATTTGTGAAAAGAATATATAAAGGGACAAAAGCTTCTTCATGGAAATTGTATCAGGATCCAGCGACAAACTTATTACTTTTTATAATGAACTTACTTCTAAAAAGAGGTTGGAAAAAAGCATATTTATCTGCTCTAATATATCATCTTGTTATTCAATATTCTAGAATAATGCACAGCACACTTCCTTATTGTAATCCAGATACATTTCGTTCTACAATAGAAACTTTGACACGAACACATTTGTTTTCAAGAGAAAAAAGTGTACCTAATGCGCTCTTATATTTAGCAAATGTAATTAGTCGCCAATCCAGAATGACAGAAAATCTTACCAATTGGACTCTTGATGGGGTGATTGATTATCAAGTAAGAACTAGGCACAGGGTTGCACAAAGTGCTCATAGTTTTATTACAAATTATCATAAAACCAGAGAAGAAGGCGGTGCAATAAAATCACAAACAGAACCAGAATCAGATGAAGAGAAGGGGTTGTTTCAGTATAAAATTCTTGAAAGAGGAAAAAAATCTATTGATGTAGTTGTTAAGAAATTTGTAGTTTATAAAACAATTGATAAAAAAGCTTTAGAAGAGGCAAAAAAATTAAGCAAAGTTAAAACATCATTCTCAGTTGTTATCTCAAACGGTTTAAGAAATGATAAATATGCTGACAATATAAGAATGATATTAAAACTTTATATAAAAGGTATTGATAATGTCAGTATGTTATGTGGTAAGAATTATGAGAAATATGTTAGAAGATTAATGGCAGTAAAAAGAACTAGATCACAAATTTATTTTAAACAACAAATAAATACTTTATTGATACAAGTTTTAAAAGATAGTAATAATAAAAAATTATATGACTCCTACACTAATCAAACTCAATTTATTATAAATTCATTCCTCGCCTATTACATAACCGCAACAATGAAAAACACAATTTGTTAATCAATTAAATTTCTAATACTACCAGGAATTTGATCTAGAAGATCATCTGCAATACCTCTTAGAAAACCGGATACTCTACTTTTTGGATTTTGTTTTTCATTAGATGTTTTTTCTACTTTAGTTGCAGCTACTTTTTTAGTTACATCTTCTTTGAATTGTGCATTTAATACTTCCAATCCTTGTCTATCTGTTACTCCTTTCTTTTCATCATCCATTGCATCTATATATTTTCTAAGAGTTGGTCTGTCTCTGTCAACTTGGTTTGGAGATGCCATTATACTACTATATAAACTTCCAAAGTCAATTCTAACATCAACAATACCCAACGCGTCTTCGCCTTCGGTTGCCGATTGTATTTTATAACTATCAAGTTCAAAATCGAACCCTATAATAGCTTCTATAGCTTTAAACGAAGCATCAATTGGTCCGTCTCCCGTTGCAACCTTTTCTATACTAATTCCATTTATAGAAAGCTTAACATTGGCGGTAGCTGTTATTTTGTTACCGCTGTTAATAACAAAGTTTTCTAATGTATAAGATTGTTCAACCGGTGCTTCCTGTTTTCTTAATAATGTTTCTAAGTCTCTATCATCAACTGTTTTTTTCTTGTCGGCCAATAACTTAAATTCATCAAAAACC